TCCTTCTTGATACGCTGTATGAGGGTCCTTGAAGTCTGTCACAATCTGCTTCTAATCTTCCACCTTCTATGTAATTGGATCTTATGATGTTCATTGACAGGTCTAGCGAAAGATCCTTAGTCATCAAGCACAGCCTGAATGTTCCCTCAACACTGGTAAGTTTCCTCAGCCTATTTTGTAAGACAATCTCAAATGACAAGAATCGGTGAGGCTTGATCCTGCTGCTCCCTCCAAAGCATATTGGTAGATATTTCAGCTTCTCCTTATTAACAGCCGTTGATATTGTGTTGAACTCAAGCACAAACTCCTCTCTGTAGGGCTTCTTCATGATATGTTTGTTAATGAAACTAACGACGAAATCTTCTGATATAGGCCTGATTGAATTGAAGGTGTGGTTAAGTGAGTTCACAAAAGCCGTTGTTCTATCTATGTCAATGTCAACAGTGTAATCAAAACCTTTTGTAAGGTCTTCTGGTTTGTCCAAGAACGATCCTATGTATTGGTTGGCTATATCATTTAGAAGCTGGTTTCTGCTCACTTTTGGGTTCCTTCCCTCGATGCCTGCTTTGTTAGCTAGATAGTTGATCATCACAGAATTGATCTTGTAAAGCTTTGCATCATCAGGTGTTTGTGGAACGCAGAATCTGGTTGCTGCTGAGGGATGATCAGCTACTTTGGACTCTCTCTGTGAACAAGTCATCAGCGCCGACAACATTGACTGTCTGAAGCCAAATTTGCTGAGCGGAACGTAAAGATCTTCCTTGACCTGACTTAGAAATTCATCGATTGATCTGAAAGCTCTGGGGTACCTTGAAGGCAGGCAAACACAGCCACTCCTAGAGATTGAGTTGATTTTGAGACTCTGATCATCTTCCAGTTCGATTTCTTCTTCTGGGTCCCTGGAGTTTGAGTTTATCATTACCTTGATTGATTCAGCATAATCTAAGTTTCCGAATAGATCATAATTTTGTTTCAATACCAAAAACTGAGGGCATAAAGAATTGCTGACAGGAGATATCCTAACTATGCCACCCAGCTCTAAGGGAGTCCTAAACATTGCCTCCGATGCGAACCTGAATCTGTTGAGCCTGCCCGTGACCAGTAGATCCAAATGCGTGTTCACTATTTGAACCCATATGGCGCCAATCACTGATCCCTCGTTCCTCAGATAATCCACGGATGTTGTGTAGCATCTTAGAGATGACATAGCCCAGTCATAATCAGTGCTAATATCTATAAATGATAGCCTGCTCTTTACGTCGGGATTGAATGTTCCTCTGTTTGTTCTGAAGACCGAATTGAACTCGAGCATATGCTCTGTGAAATTGCTTTTGTACATGTTCCTTTTGATTCCCATTGACTTTCCTAAGAAATCATGCAGCCATAATGATTGGGAAATCATTTTATAAACGGCAACTTCATCCATTCCAGGGAGCTGCAGTATTCTAACATAGTCATCTGATGTGTCAAATGATGAAACTTTTATCTTCAGTTTCCGGAAGTGGACTTCAGAAGACAAGCAAAGAAGATCAGCTGCCATCTCTGAAGAGCAGTTTCCCAAAACACCCTGAAACATTCCCTGGAAAGAGAAGAGGATTTGATTTTTGAAACTAGCAGAAGGCAAGGACCCTCCTCTCTCATCAAGCTCCATGAGCTCAAGTATTGCTTTTGAAAACTCATTATTACCCTTCATGTTCATATCTCCATCGATCTTAGCCTTTAAATTGTCCGGTATTTTGAAAACTTTGAAAGAAAATTGTTTAAAAAGCTCTATAACGAGATCTCTCTGAAAGCCGGTCAATCTGGAGGCAATGGTCATGCACAAAACATATGGCATCATTGATGGCCCCCACTGTGAGCAGTCAGCATTGTCATTAACAACTCTTTCTCCTGATATCCTTAATCGTCTCATTTTGTCAAATTCAGCGGCTATAACTTCATCTTTCTCTTTGTATTCTATCAGATTGGTGTAATCACCCATTGAATGATTTATGGTTCTGATGTGGCGAGCTACCTCTTCCAGAGCGAATGCATTGAACCTCAACACACTGTTCAACACTGCTATTTCTCTAGGGCCTATCTGATCCTTGTGAACCATCTTTGCTACACAAACTCTCTGCTGGACCAGATTGTAAATAACCACTGGCATTGCGCATGTTGACATCTTTGACAAATCATCAAGCATATCAGGCTTCAAACCTTGCTTTTCCGTTGTTCCCACATCTTTGTTCTTCAGATCATCAATTGAAACATTTCCATCCAATTGAGAACAGTTCTGGAAGTCATAATAATTTCTCAAGACCGTCTGGTACCCTTTTGAGTTTTGATTGTGCGTTTTGTGAATAGTTTTTGATCCGACCTTCGTAACTTCTTCTTTGAAATTTGAAATGGCGTACTCTCCACAGGATGACACTGATCCTCTGTTGTTAGCAAGCTTCATAATATCTGCACTTCTCAAGGCTGTATGAGCATTGAAATTTTTGGCAACAAAGTCCCTGAATTTCGTCCCAGAATCACAATTCTTCAACTTCATCTTTTTGAAAATGCCTGCGATAACAGATGCAGCTACTGTCATAACATCAGATTTGTAAATCCCCCCATCTACAGGTATGTGAGACTCAAACATTGCTTCAAGCATCTCTGCTGTTTTTGGAACCTTTGCAGATCTCATCATCCAGTCGAGTTGAAGATCAAGAGAATCATGAAACTTCCTGTTGTTTTCCATTTCTTTTCTCAAAACTTGAGCCTCACTCATGGTCTTTGTGTACCTTTGAACTGTCAGCATCTTGCAAATATACATGGAGTTGAATGCACTTTGGTCCGAAGGGTTGTGTTTTTTCTCATGAGGAAATGCTATTAGCCATCCTTTTCCTGTTCTCATGCCGTCCGGGAGCTCTTCACTGCTCTTCACGGTATACTCACTCATTATAGCTGATTTAAGACCATTGTTAGATAGCAGCTCAGTTAGCGCAGTCATCTTTAGCATTCGAAAGAAATAGAGAGCTTCTAGTGTTGTTTCAATTTTTGGGAGATACCAATCAAGCTTGTCGTATAGAGCCTCTGTGCCTACACTGATTCCGGTTGAGTTGACAAATGCAAACCTCACTGCTTCTGAACACTGAGAAAATTTGCTGTTATTCACAGTTAGATACAATGATGGAACAACTATGCTTTTCATCATGAAGGAGTAGCCCAGCTGAACGAAATTACTACCTGTCTCTACTAACCTCTTCTCGAAAATCATTGTAGAATATGAAATGTACTTGTGAAAGATCAAAACATTCCAATCGATTTGAGCTGGGCTTAAATTGAACCAATTTGATCTCCATGGTGTTCCTCTACGCGCTACAACATCAATGTCCCAGTCCTTGAAAGCTCCAATTATGAAGCAGGTTTTGTCAACTTGTTCGTACTCCGTTGAATTTGAGTTTGATATAACCATCCCTTTTCTGCCATGTATTAGATCCACACTAAAAACACACTCACTACCAGTGATCGATCCACATCTGTTAATGTACTTGTGTTTCTTCATGCCACAGGCAACTGCTGCACTAACCCTTTGAATTCCCGCAATCATCTCAGTGAGCTTGATTTGGCTTATAGCATTAAGGGTTGTTTCCATCATATTCCTTGTGTGCTCACTGTACTTGTTCCTTGAATTTCCTTCTTCAACATTGTTAATCAAGCTCAGCAGATCTACACAATACCTATCATGCTCACCGCTTGACGCAAGAATCTCCTCAACCTTCAGCATCTCCTCCTCCAATTGTTCACCATCAGCATTTTCTTTCTCTCTTCCCACTTTTATACTATTAAGATAATCAATGATCTTACCTTTCTTGTATTTGAATTTTACTAGGTCAACAGCTTTTGATTTGTCCTTTCTGTCAGTCATCCTCGTGAGAGAAAAATCATCATCATCATAGTGACCATACTTGATTGCATGATAAAACATTATAAAAATTTGATCTCTG